CGATTCAGCCCACGTTGTTATAGGCAAGAATGGCAAGGAAAGAAACACAACCGTAGCCGATGCGCGCCAGATGGGATTGTACCCATCCGTAACCAGCGTGCTTGGCATTATGGATAAGCCGCAATTGACGGCGTGGAAGATTGAGCAGGCCATTATGTCCTCGCTCACACTTCCGAAGGAGGCAGATGAAACGCTCGAAGCTTATGCGAAAAGGATCGTCAAGGACTCAAGAGAGTCCACAACCAAAGCAGCGGAACACGGAACTAGGATGCATGAATGTATGGAGAACATCCTGCTTGGAAGAGCTGTATCCACAGATGAAACACTTGCTCCGTATATCAAGACATTCAGCGAATGGGCAGAAAAGAATGTCGAGAAAACCTATTGGTGCGAAAAGGGTTTGGTCGGTGCTGGTTACGCTGGAAGGTGCGATGCCTACGTCAAACTGAAAGGTATTGGGGACGCTATCATCGACCTAAAGAATCGGAAGGTAAATCCCAAGTACGATCCGTTCTACGATACAGATTGCGCCCAGCTTTGGGCATACCGAGCCGCAAGCGAGAATCCTAAGTGTGCCTGTGTGTCGGTTGTCCTAGCGTCGAATGACTCAACCAAGCTGACAACGAAAGTATGGGATGAGGACGAACTTTACCAAGCCGGAATAGCATTCTGCGCTATGCAGAAAGTCTGGTCTTGGGTCAAAGGATACACTCCTCCTGGGATGAAGTTGTGACAGCACCAACAATCCAAGAGATGGGTAACGCTGCACAAGAAATTGTGTGGCGTGTTATGGGCAAAGGATCGGATAAGTCTGCCTACGGCGATTGGCTGGAGAAGGATCGCCCTACCCACGATTACCATATTGCCAGAGCCATCCGTCACCTAGCAACAGCGCAGATGCAACTCCACAAGTCAACGCCTTGTCCTGACGTAAACGGCGAAACAAGTGTTGACCACCTAGAGCGTGCGCTGGTAAGGTCGCTGTTTGTGTTGGCACAAATAAGAAAGGAAGTACCAAGATTATGAGATGGATTAAGAAAGAATTTGATGAAGATGGTAAGCCGGAGTGGGCGGTTTACATTGACGAAGCTGGTGAAGGCAGAGAGGAAGATTGGTCCCACTTTGACACCTACCCAACCAGACAAGAAGCAATTGATGATTGTAAGCATATCACCTGGGAAGACTACGATTGCAACGACAAATGAAACGCGCTGTTGTAACTATGGCGTTCGGGACGGAGTGGGAAAAGATCCTTGAACTAACCCATCCTCGCATCGACGCTTTTGCCAAGCGGAACAAGATGGATTTCATCGTGATGAACCGATCTGTAATGGACCCGATGGATTACAACAAGTCAATGATTGCTCATATCTTGGTAACAAAGAAATACGATCAAGTAATCTATATCGACTGCGATTGCCTTGTGACCAAGGATTGCGATGACTTTGCCAACGTAGCCGAGGAAGGTAATGGAGGGTTTATTGCATTTGACGAGGGCGACTTCTTGGATCGCAAAGAAGGAATGAAGAGGCTGGCAGCGGAGTTTGGTGGGATTATTACGCCTAGCTATTACTTTAACTTTGGTGTGTTTGCGATTACCAAAAAGCATCTTGGCTTATTGTCGCTGCCCCCAATCGGAGTCGTACCAAACCATTTTGGGATGCAGACCTGGGCGAACATTCAGGCACACTTTTGGGATATACCGCTATCTGGAATGGACCCAGCCTATAACTGCATGACCAGCGTGGAGGCACACTACGGCCTAGACCGCTACAAGGACGCAATGATTATTCACTACGCTGGTCAGTCCGGTGATCTTGCAAAGCTGGCCGATCAGATCAAAGCTGACGACGCAAAGCTTGTCGAGCTAGGACGATGACCGAGATTAAGGTCGTCGAGGAGTGCGGCAAGTTCCGACTTCATACGATGGCTGGCAACGTAATTGGTCCGAGGTTGTGGGGATCGAGGCCGCCACAGGGATTTCCTCCGCTTACCGATTTATTTAATTCACGAGAGGAAGCAGATTTGGCTTGCCAGGAATGGAACGATTATGCGAAATGGCATAAGGCACAACGCAAGCGCAAATGAGATCAACGCATTTAACCAAGGGAGACTACGATGAAAGGCTACAGCAGTTGGCAGGCGAGGTTGCGTTGCAGGCGATCCGTGATCTGCGAATGCTCCGCAAGCGGGGGATGGTGGAAGGCATGAAGATTGTTCGGGATCATCACGGCGTACCCCTCAACGATGCTCTTGAATATAAGAATATGCATGAGGTACAGAATCTACTTAAGGACTTTAAGAACGGAACAGTTGCTTGGTGGTGTCGGGCTTCAGGAATAAGGATCGACAATCGGACGCTGCTACGCAAATTGGAGGACAATGATTATGCAATTGCTTGAGACAATTGGCGACATGATCTGGATTCTGACTTGGATTGCATTCCTGTTTGCAGTCATGGCATCCATCGTGTGTGCTGGAGTCTTTATCGTTGCCAAGTTAATTGAATACATAAAGAGGGACATACTATGATTGAGAACTTCAAGCAGAAAGTATTAACCGCATCCGTAGATCGTTATGTGCTGACACCTAGCCAGTGCATGATGCTGCGACAAGACGCAGAGATCATTGGCATGAAGCGTGCGCCGGTGTTAGCCAAGGATGGGTCGAACAAGGTGTCGCGTACTCGTACCTGCTCATCCTGCTGGATTCCATTTAGTAAGCATCACAATTGGATCTACAACATCATGCGGGAGCTTACCGACTCAATCAACGCAGAGCATTGGAGATTTGATGTTACTGGTATGCAGCAGTTGCAGATCCTTCGGTATCGACCATTGCAGAAATTTAGCTGGCACTTTGATACCTACACATCCGAAGCTCCAGTGCGCAAGCTGACAGCAGTTGTCAACCTATCTGCTCCACACGAATATATTGGTGGAGGGTTGCAGGTTAAGGCTGACATCGAGAACGTGCGCTTTATGCGCGAGCAGGGAGCCGGATGCTGGTTCCCATCCTACATCGAACATCGTGCGCGTGCGCCTATCTGGGGTACACGCTGGGTGCTAGTGGCTTGGCTAACTGGACCGGCTTGGCGATGACCCACGGAATGAAAACTTATATAGCCAAAGACTTGTCGCAAGATAACCTATATAAAATAGGTTGCTCAAGAAATCCTATAGATAGAGTTAAGAGTTTGGGGACAGGGTCAAAATGCAGTCTTGTGCATGAATCACAAAATGGTTGGTGGGGGTTAGATGCAGAGGCTTTTTTGCATAATTTATTAAGAGATCGAAGAACAAGGCATCTTGGAAGCGGCTACACCGAATGGTTTAAGTTGAGTGATTTTGAAGTTAATTTGTCAGCAAATATATTGGAAACACATATTGAAAAAATAAAGATTGATTTTGAACACGAGGATTTAAAGAGAAGATATAATAATTTATTTTCTGATTACAAAATTGCTATTCAAAATTACAATAAATTGCTACAACTTTTAGACCTTGAAAGTCGAAGAGAAAATGTTTTCCGTTTATCAGTAGTGGCATTGGCTGGAAGAACCAAAAAAATTAATACTAAATACATAAGAAGCTGGATCAAGCGAATAATATATCAATTGAACAAGATAAACAAGGATCACGAATTATGACCCACGCCGCCAATCTACCCCGACACTTGTACGTCAAGTGCGATATGGAGTTTGTGTCTGACGGCGAGAAGCAAGGGCTGGAGGACGCTGTCTGGTTTGGCCTAACCGCAGTACCAGGGCGAGCTTGGGGATGCACTGTTATGCTCAAGTGCGGTGCGTTGTACCGAGGATTACCACTACACGCCCTGGCTCACGGCGAGATAGCAATTATGGATTGGGACATTAACGATGCACAGCGATGGGATTGCTTTGGCTGGAACTTCACGACAATCGAGTACGAGTATCTGATGGGTCTTTCTTGCCGAGTATGGATTGCCAGCAAGAAGGATTGGGAGGTTGGTCGCTACCTATTCACAGCCGAGCCTTACGGAGATGGGTTCTCGATGGACCCAAGCCAAACCAAGTCACACCATTTCATTGCACTTAACAATGGACGTATCACGGCTGTTCCAGGTAACAATGTCCTTTGGAAAGAATCAAGCTTCACTACTCCAAGCGAGAAACCTAACTGGCTGCGGACGCAGTCGCAGGTCTGGCATGGAGAGCAGGCCACATGGGACGATGTGGTTGGTGAAGAAACCGCATAGGAGGTTACAATGCCACTAGGTAAAGACGTAAGTAAGAATATGAGTGAGTTAGCTAGGGATAACCGCAAGAAGGGTAAAGAACGTGGTGCGGGTGGGAAAGCTCGTTCGCGTCAGCAGATGATTGCGATAGCACTTTCTGCTGCTGGGAAGAGTAAGCCACGCAAGTTTCGTATGCGGTCAGGATCGTAATGGATACAGAGTCTAAAGCCAGACTCAAGTGGGGGCGCGACATCCTTCTCTCGGCCAGGGAAAAATTGGTTGTGGAGAGGGATCGCGCTTCTCATGGTCATGCCATAGATATGATTCAGATAATTACGATGGTCGATGCAGCGGCCTTGATCTGCAAAGAAATTGTTGAGGAACAATGAAGTACCTATCAGTATGTTCTGGCATTGAAGCAGCGTCCAAGGCTTGGGAGCCTATTGGATGGAAGCCAGTTGCGTTTTCAGAAATAGAACCATTTCCGTCAGCGGTGCTGAAGCATCATTGGCCGGAAGTACCAAACCTAGGAGACATGAGTAAATATGAGC